CCACATAGCTTCCACCAACACTGCCTTCTCAGGCCGTGACACCCTCACTGCGTTCAGAACCCGCCGCCAGAAGCAGAATATCGTCAATATTCCAGATCGGGCTCCTGTGGGATGACTGAATTCTACAAAATAACCCGAAATTGCCTCAAGTGTGAGAAATCCGCGTAGAGCGTGCACAACGGGTAACACAGGCTCCTGCGCCCTCATACCCAAAGGCACACCTCCCGCCCCCATGCTGTATTGGCGCAGAAGCTGCAATAATTCCAAAAGCCCTTTGTTCCTGGTCTTTTTTGTGTGCTTTTGGCTTTGCAAAAAGCGTTCCAGCACACGGTGCAGGCGTTCCAGTAACGGTGGCTTTACGCGCACCTTGCTTTTGGGCGATGCGTTTACAATTTGGGCCATGTTTGGGGGCTTTCCTGCGCAGGCGTGTGCGCCATGTTCCAGTTGCGTACAGAAAGTATTTCTACAAGCGTATAAAAATCTTCGCTGTCATAAACCGTTTTCAGGTCATGCAAACTTGCAAGGCCGGATGCCACAACTGCCGCCATGGCGGGCGAGATGTTTACACAGTTTACAACGGGGCCTGTGCGGCCTCTTCCCCCAGCAAAGCCGCCACCATGGGGAAAAGCTGGTGCGCGGCGGCCCGCAAAAAACCCACATGCAGCCTAAAGGCCTCGGCCCGCACCATGCCTAGTGTTTCAGGTTCTGCAAAATCGGCGGAAATAACAGCACGTGTCACTTCTGGCCGGTGTGGGTCTGGCCGCATTTTTACGCACTGCATCAGCCGCGCCAAAGCGGTATCCAGATCGGCTTCTTCCATAAAGCCAAAAATTTCCAGCCCAAAGGCGGCAAGCCCGGCAAGGCCTGCCTCTGCCATATCCGCCCCCACGCGCGCACCACCGCGTATGGCGGCCTGCAACACATGGCGCGCCCAGCTATCTGCAGCAAAGGCATCCATGCGTGTCAGCACAAATACCTTGCCCTGATCCTCCCCCGGCAGGGAGTGCGTGTATTCCACGGTTTTCATGCCTGCTCTTTCCAATGGTTTTTCAAAAACATCTTCAGGTTACAGGGCAGCAGGCAACACGCGTTCCCACAAAATTTCAAAACTGCGGGCCTCCAGCACACGGCCTGCGCTGGGCATTACGGCCACAGCCTGCAACAGCCCGCGCACCATGGTGTATTTACGCCCGATAGAGGGAAGCTGGATTTCCGCCCCCAGCCGATACAACCCGCGCTGTGCATCTTGGGCGGCGGCAATGGCCTCAAACACCAGTCCACTTTCACTGCTGGCAGCAAGGGAGATTGTCTGCCGCACGGGTGTGGGTATCCAGCCTGCGTTCAGGTAGCCATCAATGCTCATGGCCGTTTCTGCCAGATCCCGCGTGGTGGTTTCAAAAGCCCGGTCGGCGGCATAGTTTTCCAGCGTAATGGGCGTGTTGTACAGCCCTGGCACCGTAATGGTAAAAACCGAGTTGGCGGCTGTAATATCGTAATCAGACATGCTTACTGCACCTCTACCGTAGCCAGAGAGATAGACTGGACAGACTGCCCATCCATATAAAAGAACCGCGCCTGCACCGGCCCGCGTTTGGCCCGTGTGGCGGCAGATGCGGTGGAAGCACCGGGCAGCAGGTACCACCCGCGTGTGGCCAGCGTATCTGCAATGCTGCGCCCGGCCTGTGCATTCACCACCTGCGCCTGCGCGGCAGAAAGCGTGACGTTGGGCTGGATAGCGCCAAAAGCCACGGCGGTATCAATAGTGTTCTGCACAGCGGTGGCCAGCAGCGTATCACCCTGCACGGCATAGGGAATTTGCCCCACGGCAGAAAACAGCGTGAGCAGATCGGACTGGAAGGAGGATGTCATCCAGATCTGGTTCAGATAACTGTCTGCCCACGCAAACGCACCGGATACGGCCCCGTTATTGAGAAAACTGAATGTGGAATCCCCACTTTTGTAGGCCCCGTAAAAGCTGTAGCCATTTTGCAGCAAGGCCTGCGCCTGCGTGGCCGTAATATCCGCCGGGGTAACGCCGCCATTGTTGCGGAACATCAACGTAGTGCGCCCGGCATTGCGCTGCGGGTTTATGCTGGCCGCCCAGCCCAAACACAGGGCCGCAGCCAGTGTGCCGTTGCCATCCGTATTGCACAGGCTCGTCAGCCCCGGTGTGGCCTGCTCTGCAACGGTGCTTCCAAAACAGTCAGACTCTGCCTGCAAAATACTGGCATCACTATCCTGCACAATGCCCCAGTAGCGGTTGGGGTTTGTGGGCATCCATGCGGCAATGGCGGTTTTGGCCGTGGCATCTGGCTCCTGCGCAAAGGCAAAGGCGCACCAGTCTGCACTGGCGGCGGCAGCGTTTGTAAGGGCTGTGGTGTAATCCGTATCTGCCGGGGTGGCGGGCAGTTGGTAAAAATGCAGTGTTTGCGGCAGATCCTGCGCATTGGTGTAGCCCGCAAAGTAAATGCTGGCCATACTGGCTTCAATACTTTCCGCGCCACATGTGGCTTCCACTTCTGCCGCAGTTGCAAACGTGGAAAGGCCGGAAGAAAGCGCTGTGTTTGTAGAAAATACAAGCCCGTTCAGCAGGTTTGTGGTGCCCCCCGCCGCCAGCACACCCGGCGTGACAGACACAAGGGAAGAAACAGGAAGGATCATGCAGGTTTCACTCGCATTTCAAAGCCTGTCTGCGGCCACGCTGTGCACTGTGGCAGCGGTGGCTGTGGCGGCTGGCAGGGTGATGGAAAAAGTAAGCTGGCTATGCAGGGTAAGCTGCCAGTGGGGTTCGTATTGCTGTTGCGCGTTAACGTAGGGCAGACATTCGGCGTTATCTGCATACAAGGGGGCCAGGCGCGGCATGCCGTGTTGCTGTGCTACAAGGTTTGCAAAAAACGTGGTGCTCCATGCATCGCGCCAGAGGGTTAAAAGCGTTTGCGCGGCATCTGCTGCACCTGTGCCAAAAAGGCTTATCTGGGTGGCAAGCTGCTCCTGCCGCAACAGGGTGCAGCTTTGCGGCCCATAGCGTGTGCTGCCCGTGCCAATAGGCTGGCGAGAAAGCGGTGTGATAAGCACCAACATCCCCCGTGGCGGTGGCGTGCGGTTTTGCCGACTTTGCAAAACGGTTGTGCCTGCGGGCAGAACTTCCAGCATAAAGGCACGAAGGGCAGCAAATAGCTGCGCTTCATCTGGCTGTTGCACGTTCTGGGTAATCATGCCGCCACCTGTTGGGTGACAAGCACGCGGCACCATTGCCCGCCCCATGCCTCGGGCTGGGCCGTTACCAGCCAGTGGGCGTTGTCAAACACAAACATATCGCCCCCAAACTGATGCGTGCGGTCCACCCCGCAAATGGTGCCGGGCATATAGATTTCTCGCTGAATTATGCTCTGGTTTTGTCCATCAGTTTGCACCAGTTCAGCCGTGGGCACGGGCTGCACCCTGATTGTTACGGCAATATCCATAAAGCACGGCGTGGTGCTGCCATCTGGCGCGGTCTCGTATCCTGTGTTCACGCGCAATATGGCGGGCACAGATGGCAACAAGGCCGCCGTGGCCCCCAGCGCCATGTTAAACAGCGCATTCATGGCCATGAAACCACTCTTTGTGGCCAGCCCGGCACATAGCGCCCCATGCGCAAAAAGGCAGATGCCGACCAAAAGGTTGCGCCATAAGGTGTTTGCACCCACCACGCCTGCGTGGGGGAAACCGCGCCCATATCGGCCTGCACCTGCACGCTACCCATGCGCGCGGTGGTAATGCGCCCCACAAGCGCGGCAGTGCCATCCCCCGCACCTGTGGCATACGCCCCGCTATTGATGCCAAGCTGAAGCAGATGCGCTGTAATGAGCATGAGCAATTCTGCCCGCTTGGCCGGGTTGCGCACGGGGGATGTGCCAGTGTTGTTCAAGAACAGCCCGGCACGGGCAAAACACGCGCTGGCGGCATCTGCCCCCGCACTGGCTACAAGGTTGGGGTAGCATGCCTTAAAGGCTGCTGCATCAAACACAACGGCCCCATCTTCCGCCATGTTGCAGGCAGAAGGTAAGGCAGCCGCTTGCATTGGCTGATTTTCCGGCATGGAAAACATCCTTTTACATGCTGCAAGATAACGGAAGTTCTGGCCTTAAGCGGGCGTAATGCCGGGGGCTGGGGCAGCGGGGTTAAGTGGTTCCATACCCGTGCGCAGGCTGGCTTGTTCCTTGGCCTGGCCTGCGGCTTTTTCTGGCGTGGTCTGGGCAAAAATCAGCCCGGCTTCCAGCGGGGGAAAGCCTGCATATTTTTGCGCCCATGCCTGCCAGAAATCTGCCGGCACGGGGGTAAGCCCATACCCGCCTGCCTTGGCCGTGCGTGCGCCTGCCAGCTCGTGCCGCTGGCCTGCCAGTTCCAGCACAAGCCCGTTAGGCAGTTTGCACCCAACGGTAACTGTTGATGATGTTGCCATGTGTTTTTCCGTTTTTATGTGTGCGTTACGCGGGCTGTGTGTTTTACAGGCCGGTCATGGTGGCAATGCCTGCGGGCATGTAAATAATGGCCCCCCATGTGCCTTGAGAGAGCTTCTGCTTCCATGCCGAGGCTTCGGTTACCACCGCATGGGCACGCAGTTTTTCTGTAAACGCGACTTCGGCAGTTTTTTGCACATCCACATGGTCGGCCATGATCTGCATGGTCTGCACGCCGTTGGCGGCGGCATCTCCATATTCCACGGCCTGCACAAAGCGCAGGTTGGGGTAGGTTTCTCGCAGCATGGTCAGGGCGGAAAGGCCAAAACTGTTGCGGCGTGTCAGCAGGCCCATGCGGGTTGGGGCAAGGCCCAGCACCATTGGCGTATCCGTATCCACCAGCCCGGCGGTTTGTTTGCGTAGCTGGTTGATAAGGGCAATCACGTCATCCTGCCGTTCTTCCGGGGTGGCGTTTTCCCACGCCGTGCCGCCTGCGGTTTTGGTGGCGGGCGTAATGGCAGCGGGCAGGCGCGGGTCATTCAGATAGCCATAAAGTTTCAGACCGCTGATACCAAAAAAGTATGTCTGGTTCTGAAACTTGTTCAACTTAAGGGCTGCGGCCTCTCGCAGGCTGGCGGCCCATTGCAGGCGTGCCTGCCCGGCCAGCGCCAGCTCCTGCTCACCCCACGCCACAAACACCTGATAATGGTAGGACTGGCGTTCAGGAAAACTGGGGTTGAGGCTGACCGTGCCATTCTGGTTCCAATCCCCGTAGGAGGAAACCTGCCCGGCCGTTTCCAGCATAGGGAAGACGGCTGTTTTGGAAACCCAATCCCCCTTGCGCACCTCGCCTAGCAGTTCGGCCGCGCGCATGGGGGCAAAGGCCACCTTGATCAGCCCCGTATCCACCCAGGCGGACATAAAGGCCGGAATACCCGCATTGGCAGTGGTGGAAAGCGCGGGCTGGGCATCCATCGCCATGCTGTCTGATACCAGATGTTCGGCGCCAATCAGGCCGCGCGCATCGGGCACCACAAAGCCAAGGCGGTTGAGTTCCGCCAGTTCTGAATGAGAAGTTAGCATTATGCGTGCATCCATGTAGAAATCCGAACCAGCTCACCCGCAGCACCGGCGGAAGCTACAAAAAACCCTGTGGCCACCGCACCTGTTACGGAACTGCCTGTGGCGGCGGTTTTGATGGTGCCATCGCTCAAGCTGGCAAAAACCGCCTGCCCCGGTGTAGCCTGCGTGGTGGGCTGCACCCAAAAATCTCCCGCCGTAAACAGCGTTACGGGAAAGCCCTGCGGAATAACCATGCTTTCCGATGCCGTAAAATCCGTGATCTGGGCTGTCAGATCCCGATGCACAAAGCCATCGGGCGCTGTGGTGCTACCACTGGGTGGTGCGTTGGCCACGCTTACGCCATCGGCCTGCACCCAGCCAAAGGCGGCCACCGTGCAACCACCCGCAGCCGCCACCAATGCGCCCTCACCCGCCGGAAAGGTGGCTGTGGGGTTGAGAGATGCAAAATCACCCGGCACAGCAAGCGCTGGCTGGATATTAACCTGATTTTGAAAAGACATTTACCTGCCTTGTATCATGCAAAAAGGAAAAAGAGCTTCAGCCGCGCACGCCAATGCGTTCCAGCCCAAAGCGCTGCCGAAAGCCCTGTGTGGCGGCGGCATCCTGCCCCATTACGGGGGCACCACCACCCGCACGCGGCTGCATGCGGGCAAAGCTTTCAAACAGCGGTTTCAGCCCCTGTTCGGGCACGCCCGTGACATCAATACCCGCTTCCTTTAAGGCAAAACCGTAAATGGCGGGGGCGCTATCCATGGCCACATCGCCCACAAAGGGGCGCACGGCAGCGCGGGCTGTGTGCAGGTCCGCCATCTGGCGCACGGCGCGTTCTTCCGCCTGCTGCACGGCCTGGGCAATGGCGGCATCCATGGCCGCAACGGTAATGGGCGTTTGATCAGGCATGGCCTGAAAGCTCCTGTTATTAAAAGGCATGTTGGGGTTTGGTGCAGCATCGCCAATAATGGCGGAAGGCACGCGGGGCTGGGCCACAAGAGCCAGATGGTTAAAGGCAATATCCGCCATTATCAGCGTATAGGGCGTGCCCATATAGGTGCCCGCCTGCCTGATGGCCGTGTACCGATACCCGGCAGAAACCGCACGTTGTGTGCCGTTCTCTATGGCCGCAATGGCTGAGGCATCCCATATCGTCAGGCTGCCTGTCAGGTTGGGTGAGGTAAAGCGCACATCGCTGCCCACCGCGCCCACGGTTATGCTGGCTGGGTGATCCTGCGCGCTTACGGGGGTATGCTGCATAAGCACCGGTTTGCCGCGCAGGCTGGGGGCAGCCTGCATAAGCGCATCTGACGGGCGAAAAACGCTGTAAAGGGCATCATCTTTCAGGCCCAGCGCAGCGGCACCCGGAATTTCACGCCCATAATAGGGGCTAACGGTTGCGGCGGAGAGAATGCAGTGCGCAATGTGCAAATGCCCATCTGCATCCACCCGGCGCACGCTGGCCCTGTCTAGCGCCAAAGGCTGCGTATCGGGCGCAACAGTGGCGTGCGGGCTGGCGCGGGCCTGCCCGGTATTGCGTGTGTTCATGATGGCGTACTCTGTTTTTTGGCGTCTATTTCTGCCTGTTCGGCCTCATCCATCTGCCAGAGCGGGCGGAAGGTGAACGTAATGTCCGTATCCACCGCGCCCCACAGGTTCAGCATCACCATATGCAGAATATGCGTGAGGTTGGGGCGCAGGAAAGATTCCTGATAAGCGCTGATCCGATCATAAAAAACACGGATCTCTCCATCAGCCGAGGCATTCAGCCCGGAAGGGGAAATACCGGCAAACTTTACCAGCGGCTGTTGCGCCACGGTGCAGATCTGCTCCAGCGCCTGCGCCTGCAAACTGTCCAGCCCGGAAAGGGGCGCCGCCAGAAGCTCCAGCTTTTCGCGCTCCTTATCCAGCACAAACGTGCCCCGGTTGGAGCGAAAGCGGTTAAACGCCTCCACCCGCGCCAAAAGCCCTTCGGGGTCCTGCGCATAAGCCGCCATATCGGTGGACAGCGCGACAATGGAAAACGCATTCAGCAAATCCGAAACACTCTGCCGCGTGCGCAGCCAGTTTTCCACGTAGGGCCGCGCCATTTGCGTAAGGGAAACACCGCCGAAGTTATAAGCGGGTTTAAGAATATCCGGCACCTCCCGCGCGCAAAACCGCAACAGGCGCGTGGCGTGCAAAAGCGTGCCCTGCACCCACCAGCTTTGCGGTTTGTAAAAGGCAGGGTGCAGCGGGTTTGCGGTTTCATACGTGGCGGGGGTTGTCCATACCGGCTCCACCGGCACCAGGGCGCGCAAACTGCCTTTGCGAAAGGTTTCTGGCCGCAACAGCAAGGGGGATGCCAAACCACCCGCCACGGGGGAAAGCCCGGTATCTACATACAGCAGGCCCATGCCATAATGGCCGTCCATTTCCGCCATGCGGCGCAGCACATCGCGCACATTCAGGCGGGTGAATTCGGCCTCCAACTGGTTAATGCGGTCTGCCTTGCCCGCCCCCTGCCCGGAGCGGGAGGTGAATACCAGCCATTGCCGTGTGGCCTCGGTGGCAATGGTGTCCACCATGTGCCGATACTCTGCCCGCTGGGCCATTTCCGCCAGCCGCGCATAACCGGGAAACACCACCCCATCCGCCACGGCATTGCGCAGCCAGTCCAGCAAACCGGGGGCGTTTTGTGCGGCGGCACTATCCATGGCCAGCGGGGCGGTGCTGCCATTGGCCCGCACCCCGCGCGGGGGCCGATACGGCGCAAACACATCTGCCCGCGCCATGGCTGCCGGGGCCACCTTGGCCACATCTGCCGCAAAGGCCCCTTGGGGCAGCACCGGCTCCTTACGCGGCAGGGCCACAGGGGCACGCCGCCCGCGCAAACGCTGCCACCACCCCAGCCGAGCGCGGGGAGAAAAAGACAAACCAGACATACCCTGCCCTTAAGTTAAAAATTGGAAAAACCGGTTTGCACAAAACACACAAACCCATATGCACCCGCACGGCATGCACACCCCTCCGCCGGCAAAAACCTATGGTAAGCGCGGAAAAAACTTGTCTGCCCCCGCTGCGGGCGGGTAAATGGGCGGCATTGAAATGCAACCTGATTGCGGTGCTGTAAGCCGTGGCGCGGAACGGATGATCTGCAATCACCCAACAAGCCCAAGGAACTTGCCGAGCATGACTGCCCAGCCCACTGCCCCCACGCCTGATACAGATACAGCCGCCCTACCCATTTGCGTGGCGGCCCTTTACCGCTTTACCCCATTTGCAAACCCGGCTGATCTGCGCGGGCCGTTGCAGGATGTGTGCACCGCCAACGGGGTAAAGGGCATTCTGCTTTTGGCATCCGAGGGCATTAACGGCACCATTGCGGGCACAGATGCCGGTATTGCGGCCGTGCTGGCGCATATCCGCGCCCTGCCCGGCTGCGCGGATATTGAGGTGAAGTTCTCCCGCGCGCCAGAAATGCCCTTCCTGCGCATGAAGGTGCGGCTGAAGAAGGAAATTGTGACAATGGGTGTGGAGGGTACAGACCCCAACCACATTGTGGGCACCTACGTACCCCCCACGGAATGGAACGACCTGTTAAAAGACCCCGACACCATTCTGATAGACACGCGCAATGATTACGAAGTGGCCGTAGGCACGTTTGAGGGCGCGATAGACCCGCAGATTAAAACCTTTCGGGAATTTCCTGCATGGTTCCGCCAGCACCGTGAGGAACTTCTGGCAAAGGGCCGCAAGCCGCGTGTGGCCATGTTCTGCACCGGTGGCATTCGGTGTGAAAAATCCACCGCCTTTGCCAAGGCCGAAGGGCTGGATGAAGTGTACCATCTGCAAGGGGGTATCCTGAAATATCTGGAAACCGTGCCAGAGGCAGAAAGCCTGTGGCGGGGTGAATGTTTTGTGTTCGACCAGCGCGTAACGGTAGGCCACGGCCTTAAACCCGGTGAGCTGGAACTGTGCCACGCCTGCCGCACGCCCATTACGGCGGAAGACAAAGCCAGCCCCAAGTTTGAAACCGGCGTATCCTGCCCGCACTGCTACGGCCAGTGGGATGAAGCCCGCCGCGCCCGCCATGCAGAGCGTGAACGCCAGGCCCGTTTGGCCGAACAGCGTGGCGAGGCCCATTTGGGCGCCAACATGGCGGAAGAACGCGCCCGCAAACGCCAGCAGCGTGAGGAAGAAAAGCGCCGCCAGCAGGCCTTGCGCCAGCAGCACGCACACTAAATACGGGCCAGAAAATCCGCCCCAAAGCGCGGCAGGGGGTGTGCCTCTGCCAGTGCTGCAAAAGCACCGGCTGCGGCATCTACTTGGTCATCATGCGTGGCGGCGGGGAATGCTGCCAGTTCCTCCATAAACGCATGCACCCATGGGGCGCGTAGCAGCAGCACGTTGCCAGCATTTACCTGCGCGGCAAATGGGGCCGCGCGGGTGGCTTTATCTCCTGTTTCACGCACACAGCGCACCTTGTAGCCCGCCAGCCTGCCGGTGAGGTACCGCGCCTGCGCCACACCGGCCTGCCCGGGGTCTTGCGGCAGCACAATTTCCACCCCCACACCATCACGCGCGGCGGTGGCCAGCAGGGCGGCTTCTACCTGTGCGGGGTCTCCGCGCAGGCGGGTAATGTCCGCCACCACAAAGCGCCCATCTGGCAGGTGGTGCATTTTTACGCCCACTGTCCAATCCGGGTTGTTGCTGCCGCTCTGGCGGGTGGCAGCCAAATCCCACCTCCGCACGGCGGGGCCGGATGCTGCGGGCAGTGCCTCCTGCACCCCCAGCATGTGTGTGTGGAACAGATTGCCAGAAAGCGGCACCGGGTTTTGCTGGTACAGTGCGGCCCATTCCCGCTCCCCCACGGCTTGGCGAATACACGCAAGTTCCGCTGTATCAAACGCCTGCGGCCACAGCGCCTGCCCCGGTATGCGGCCCAATGCATCGTGCTGGGTGGCTAGGGCGGGCAGGTCCAGCACATGCCATGCCTCGCCGGTTTTGTTCTGCATGTCATCCAGCAGGCGGCCTGCCAGATCATCCGGGCTCCAGCGCGTCATCACCAGCACAATGGCGCCGCCGGGCATCAGGCGGGTGCGCAACACGGCGCGGTACCAGTCCAGCACAGCGGCGCGGCGGGCGGGGCTTTCGGCCTCCTGCCGGTCCTTTACGGGGTCATCTATAATGGCCAGATGCGCGCCACGGCCCGTAAGCCCGCCGCCCACACCCATGCCGGTGTACCCCCCGCCCTGTGCGGTGTGCCATACATCGCGCGCGCTGCTATCTGCCGCCAACCGAGTGCCGGAAAACAACGCCCCATAGCGGGAGGACGCCACAATATTACGCACATCGCGCCCAAAATCCTGCGCCAGCGTGGCCCCGTAGGAGGCCCCGATAATCTGCCGCTTGGGGTGCCGCCCCAGATACCAGGCGGGAAAGCGGCGAGATGTCAGTTCCGATTTTCCGTGCCGGGGCGGCATAAACACCATCAGCCGTGCAATGCGCCCAGCCTCCACCTGTTCCAGCGTGCGGGCCAGCAGGGCATGATGCGCGCCTGCTTTGTAATCTGGCAGCGTATAGCGGGCAAAATCCAGAACATGCTGGCGTGCGGCCTGCCTGCGTGCCAGCTCTGCCCGCGCCACCCGGCCCGCCTGCATGGTGCGTGCGCATTCGGGCCGAGCGTGGGGCATGAAAGGGTTTTTCCAAATAACAGCTACAAAAATCAGGCCTGCGGGTGCACGCCGTTTTCCTGCGCAAGGGCGGCCAGTTCCTCATCCGTAAAGGCATCTGCGCTGCGGCGTGGCAGAGCATCTGTGGCAAGGCCCGAAAGTTTGGGGTGCATGTAGGGTGCGGCCACCTTGGCGGCATCAAACTGGCGGTCTGTTATGCTTTCATCCCCCTGCATGATGCGGGTGAAGATATCCAGCGGGGTTACGGGTTTTGTGCTGCGCCTTTTGCGGCGTGCCATCGGGGCCAAAGCTGATGGCCCTGATGCGCCCTGCGCGGGTGCTGCTGTCTTGCGAGGCATGGCCACGTATCCAACCCTGTTGAACAAAGGAAGATCCAGACCGCACGCCCCTGCCTTGGGCTACAAACGGGCGGTCTGTTTCGTGCTGATGGTGGTGATGTTCCCGCGCAAGGGCGGCCACCATGCGCTGGCATGTGGGCAGGTTAAGCTGGCCCACACAGGCCAGACCCGCCACCGTGCCGCGCCATACCGGGCGGCAGCGCAGCACGGCCTGCGCGGGGCACCCCAACAGCAGGGCTTGCGCCCAACCTATGCAAATATCTGCCCGGTGATGGTCTCGCGGTGTGCATAGCAGCGGGCACATCACCACACCCGTGGGCACAGCCTGCGCCACAACCCACCACCGGCCACTGCCACGCAAAACCGCGCCACAGGCCAGCTCTGCCCTGCGCCCTGCTGTAGGCATGGGAATGTCCTTGGTTTTTACAATTTTTGGGATGATAAGCCGGAATTAGGGCTGACCACGCAGCCCGTCAAAACAAAGCAAACCGGTATGTGAACAGACAGTTAAGAACTGTTCCCAATCAGGACTGGCAAATATATCGAACACTGTTATAGTGCGCCGCGCGTGACAGAAAATCTTGGCAGATTGGGTGATGGGGAGGTCATGGACAAAGCTTGTGCATGGTGTGACCGTATCTACCACACCAACACCTACGCGCCGTATTGCAGCGCCCGGTGCCAGAAAAAAGCAGAAAAAGCCCTGCGTGCTGTCTCGGTTGAGCCCATTTCCCATACATCGGATGCAACCCGCGCCATACGTTTTGGGCTGGTAAGCCTTGTGGGCATTGCGGCGGCAGGCTTTGCCATGCTGCTGCTGGCTGGCCCCGTGCCGCTGGAACCTCCGCCCAGTGGGCGCATGCCGCCGGGCGTTACCTACGCGCTTAACACCGCGCCCCCGGCACCGGGCACACAGCTTATGCCACCCGCCATGGCCATGCCCCCTGCCCCCGCGCAGGATATGACGGCGTATCATGAAGGGCAGAACGCCCGCCATAACTGGAACCGCTGGATTGCCGGGCTGAGTGGTGAGCGCAAGCGTGGCGCATTGTTCTGGATGCAGGGTGCCGTGCACCAGCGTAATGATTCGTGCGATGGCACGGCAGGTTTTGCCATGGGCTGCTTTCAGGCCCGCAGGCACCTTTCCCCCACCTTGGCCAGATGGAACGATGCCCCGGATTTCTGGCTGGGCTGGAACACGCCCTAACGGGCCAGAACATCATCCAAAAACGTGGCGTGCTGTTGCACAAAGCCGGGCCTTAAATGCTTGTCATCTGCATATTTGGGCGTGGCTGGCGGGGTAATAACCGCACAGGCCGGGCCGGTGCCGCAGATATCGGGCCACGCATCCAGCACCTTTGCCCCCGCTTGTGCGGCAAGGGCGCGCACAAAAGCCGTATCCGCCGCTGTATCATTGCGGAGCTGCTGGGTGGGAATACCCTGCTCCAGCAAGGCGGTGTTTACGCCAATATGCATCAGGCTACGGGCCACCAGTTTATCGGGGCTGAAGCGTGCATCTGCCGGGGTGGGCAATACCAGCCACACGGGCCGCGCTCCGTTGCCCGAAAGGCTGCGCATATCCTGCACAAAAGCTGCCTGTTTTTGTGCCTGTGTGCCCGGTGTGTGTAACAGCACGCGCGGCCAGAACGCCCCCACCACCACGGCCTGCACGTTCTGCTGCTGCATGATACGCTGCTGCACGTTTTGCATATTGCGGCAATACGCAAAGGATTTTTCATAAACCTCGCCCACAAAGGGGCTGCAACTGGGGCCTGCCACAAATATAACCGTGTGCCTAAGCCGCCCCTGCTGCAACAGCGCCTCTACCCTCGGCCCCCACTGAAAAAGCAGACTGTCCCCCGTAAACATTATGGGGTGGCCCGCATGGCCTATGGTGGCGATTGTTAGCCCGTTTTCGTGCGTGATGTGCATATGCGCTGTGGGGGCAAAAATGCCATCGCGCACCGCCAGATTGATGGCAGAAAGATCCGTGCCCGCAGGGGTGTGTGCAAACCGTGCGGGCCAACCTGCCGTGTGCCACGTTACCAGCCCCGCCGTACATATGGCCACCAAGCCGCCCACAAGGGCCGCCGTTTTGCCTTGCCGAAAATGCCCGCCACGTAACGGGTTTTCCACACACTTGGTGGTTAGCCACGCCAGCGCCAGTGCCGCGCCCATAAGCGCAAACCCCGCACTGTTGTGAATAACCCCAGCCCCACGCACAATATGAAACCAGGAAACCAGCGGCCAGTGCCACAGATACAGTGGGTAACTGATAAGCCCCACCGCCCGCATGGGCCGCACAGCCAGCACATGCCGGTTTACCCACGCGCCAGCACCTGCCCAAATAAGCAATGCCGTGCCCCCCGCAGGCAACAGCGCAAATGGTGCCGGAAAGCCCACACCCGGCCGCAGCACCACAAACCCGGCCAGCACACAGGCCAACCCCAAAACACCCGCGCCATTCCGCGTCCGGCTTGTGCGTAGTAAAGTGCCACACCGCGCCAACATGCGGCCCATGCCAGCCGATGCACCCTGCGCCGAAACCGCACCACCCGCTGCACCCTCCGGCCCACGCTCCGCCACACCATGCAGGGCAAGGCCCGCGCCCAGCATGAACTCCCAGCCTCGGCTAAAGGGAGAATAAAACCCGGCCCCCGGCCACCACGCACTGCACGCCACGCTATATAAAAAGCACGCCGCCCCCGTGGCCCCCACCAGCACGCCTGCGCGCACCCGTGCGGCAAAGCCCAGCGCCAGCACCAACGGCCAGACCAGATAGAACTGCTCCTCCACCCCCAATGACCATAAATGCAACAGGGGCTTGAGCACCGCTGCGCGATCAAAATAGCCTTGGGCGTGCCACATCAGCAGGTTGGCCACAGATGCCGCACCCGCTGCGGCATCCAGCCCCACGGCGGCAAGCTCGGTAGGCAATAGGGTAAACCACCCGGCCAGCAGGGTGGCGGCCAGCACCACCAGCAGTGCGGGGGCCAGCCTGCGCACCCGGCGCGCAAAAAACGAGGCCACAGAAAACCGCCCCGCCCCAAAATGCGCCACCAGATGCCCACTAATTAAAAAGCCGGAGATTACAAAAAACGCATCCACCCCGCCAAAGCCACCGGGCAACGCAGCGGGAAAGACGTGGTACACCACCACCCCCACCACAGCCAGCGCGCGCAGGCCATCTATATCTGCCCGCCACCCGGCATTGCTGGGCGGGGCCACAAGCTGGGCCGCGCTGCCGGGCCAGAACCACGCCGCCACACGGGCAAGGCGCTGGCTTATGCGGGCCAGCACAACAGGCACCGCGCCGGAGGGCTGCGCATATGTGCGCGCCATACCCCGCGCCGCCGCCTGCATAACAGGCCGCAAAAAGCCAAACCCAATCATCCCGCCCCTTTACGCCGCCAGCCCATATGCCAATGCCCCTTATATATACTGCAACACCACCCTACACGCAGGTTTTACCCCGCGCCCTGCCTTGGCCCCTGCTGGCCCCATACCCCGCGCAATATCAGCCCGCCACGGCCCCCACGTGCAGGCATGGGAGCCATGCCAAAAGCCCGGCCCCGCCGCATTGCAGGAAACGCATGGATATGCCAAATCCATGCCCTGCGTGCATCCCTGTTATTACGGCGCACGCCACGCCTTACCGCCACCCCGCAGGCCAGCTTAGGGGCTGCGTTTGGTTACGGTGGGCACACATCCGCCATGCTTGAGCGGAGGTGGACAGCCCCCCACCCCTGCTTATGTATATTCTGTAACAAAGGGGCACCATCTGCCCGTTTTTTCTTTTAATTCAGCAGATCCTGATACCCACATGCCAGCAAATGACCTACGCCTTCTGATCATTCAGCCCACGCATTATAAAGCCCCTACGGACCGAACGCTGTTCAAAACCAAGCGCCGACAGATGGTGCCGCTTGCCCTGCCGTACCTTGCCGCCCTGACCCCGCCAGAGTGGAAGGTCACGCTGCTGGATGAACAGCTTGAAGATATAGATTTTGATGCGCCGGTGGATGTTGTGGCCCTTACGGCCTGGACCCTCCATTCCTACCGCGCTTACGATATTGCCAAGGAATTTCGTAAACGCGGCGTAAAAGTAATTATGGGTGGCCCCCATGTGTATTTTAACGCCGAAGAAGCCGCCGAGCACGTAGATGCCGTGGGCGTGGGTGAGGCCGAACCCATCTGGAAGGAAATGCTCGAAGATGCCGCTGCCAACCGGCTGAAAAGCATTTACCGCGCCACACCGCTTAAGGAACTGAACGGCCTGCCCGCCCCAAGGTATGACCTGCTGGACCTTAAAAAGTTTGGCCCCTTCCGCACTTTTGCCGTGCAGTCCTCCCGCGGGTGCCCGTTTGTGTGCGATTTCTGCTCCGAACGGTTCTACCTTGGTGGCCGCTACCGCTGGCGCCCGGTGGACGAAATGGTGAACGAGCTCAAGCTCATCAAGAACCGTGGCAGCCACTTCTTTTTTGGTGAAAGCAACTTTGGCGGCAAGAAAAGCCGCGCCATGGAACTGATGGAAGGGCTGGTGCCGCTGGGTATTCGCTGGTCTACCCTGTGGTCTTCCAATTTGTGTCTGGATAAGGAATTTCTCGATCTGGCGCGCAAATCCGGCGTGATGCACGTGAATATCGGTATTGAAAGTATTGATAAGGATATTCTGGACGGCATGCGCAAAGGCTGGAACAAAGCCAGCCGCTACCACGAAATGTTTGAAAACCTGCGCCAGCGCGATATCAGCTACTCGCTCAACTTCATCTTCGGTTTTGATGATGAAGACCACGATATCTACCGCGCCACCATCTCCTTTCTGGAAGAACACAAGGTGCCTGCGGCGTATTTCAACATCCTTACGCCCACCAAGGGCACGGCGCTGTTTAACCGTATGGAAAAGGCAGGCCGTATTATCAACGCGCCAGAAATTGACCGCTGGCCCGGCCAAATCTGCCAGATCTGGCCCAAAAACTGTTCCCCCAAGGAAATGGAAGCCCGCATTCAGTGGATGTATAAAAAGTTCTACTCCATGCGCTCCATCTTCAAGCGGCTGCCGTTTCCGCCGCGCACCCGGTCTGACATGTCATCGTGGATTTTGGATCTTACAGAACGCCGCATGGCTTTTTCTTCCACCGGCAATAACGACTTCGATATTTACTAACACCACAGCCAAGCCCTTTCCCCTCCCCCAGCGGTGGGGGAAAGAGCCTTGCTGACCATAATAAAAATGCATTTCAGATATACTTAAATTACATAGATTGTAACGGAACCCCATAACAGATTGTTAATCACGTTAAAGAAATATTTACAGACCGCCCCGCATTGGAAAAAAATCCTCAGATTGTTGTTATAATTTTCAGTTTTCCAATTTTTAGCTTGCCCGTGTCTTTTGTAAAAACGCACTTTTCATGACAACGACGCATAAAATTTGTACAAATTTAAATAAATAAGAATATTACTTACTATGTTTATTTAAATTATTTTTATTTTTACTTAAGTTAGTTTTACATATACACAACATAGTAAAATGATAAACTAAGCTTCGGCGTGGTTTATTTGCTTTTATAGCTTGGCAAATTTTTTATGGCTGGTACAGTATGTCGCAATCAAGGCCTGATGAATGCAGTTGCAACATACATTAGGCATGTATGCCTTATTTCTCAGGTTTTGAAAAAAAGTTCTGGATGCGCCTTGTCCCGTCAGGATCAAGGAACATTTTATGTTGTAGCACAGATACGGAAGTTGTTTTCCGTGGTGTAAGTCAGAAGGAAGAAATGACAGCGCTTCCCCGCCATGCGGTTGTGCATGACATTCACGACAAATCCGATCAGACCCTTCCCGATGGTGCCTCCGCACGCCATCCAGATACCTCTGTGCCGGGCGTTCTCCATAATACCAACATCCATACCCAAAGCGGGCCGCAGCCTGTTCAAAGCCTTACCCCCGGCCACGTGCTGGTAACGTATGATCCGGAAATGGCAGAAATGCCTGCCCCCATCACCAAGGTTATGGCCCAGCATGTGTGCGTGCTGCCCGGCCTGCCAGAAGATGAGGCTGGATACCCCATACGCGTGCTGCAAGATGCCATTGCAGATGGGCTGCCCACGCAGGATGTGCTGCTGACACCAGACCAGTGTCTGTTTTTTGAAAACAAGTTTGTGCCCGCAGCCCTGCTGGTGAACCGGCTTTCCATTTTTTACGACCACACGTTTGAGCGTTACATCGCTTACCCGCTGGAAACAGATGGCCCCGCCATTATTGTGGCCGAAGGCCTGCTGGTAGCCAGCGCGCTGCCCCCCTGCCCCAACAACACCCACTGGCACACCCGCACAGATGCCCCCGTGGTAACAGAGCGCGAAGTTGTGGGCGCGCTATACCACCGCCTTTTGGCCCGCGCCAAAAGCCGCGGCCTGAGCCACAACCTGTTTGAACCGCCCGAAATAACGCATGAGCATGACCTCAGCCTGATTACGGATACCGGCAAGCTGATCCGCAAAATGCGTGAACAAAACAATCTGGCCATGTTCATGCTGCCGCCCAACGTGCATGAGGTGCATCTTTCCTCCCGCGCAAGCAGGCCGGTAGATGTTATTGCCCCTTATGTGCAGGATAAACGCCGCCTGGGCGTGCGCGTGGGGGAAATTACCCTTCAGGAAAACAGAAAGCCCCGCCAGATTTCTTCACATATGGAGAAAGACCTTACCGGCTGGCATGAACATGATGGCGAACCCGGCCGCTGGACAGATGGCCACGCCCACCTGCCCATGACATCAGAGCGCAGCAAAAACAAAATGGGGCTGCTGTCTATCCAGATTCTGGATACCATTCCGTACATGAAGCATGACTTCCACGGCCCTCGTAAAACCCACAAGTAATTTAAACTCTTTTTTAAAGTAAGCGTTCAGGAACATACCCCGCATATTCAACAGGGATATGTTCCTGAACGCGTAAGTTTATGATTTACGAGGCATCTTTTTCAATAACCTCGAAATCATGCTGATACTTACGTTATGTTCCTCAGCAATTTCACGCAGGGTGTGGCCCTTGGCGCGCGCCTGTGCCACCGCTTCAAACTGTTGTGATGTTAATTTGGTAGGCCGCCCCATGCGGCACCCGGCAGACATGGCCCTGTGCCTGCCTGTAGACATGCGTTGGCGTATAAAGCGTTTTTCAAGTTCTTCCAGCCCGCCCAGCATTTCCAGCATAAGCGTGCCACGCCCGGCAGATGTGTTAATCCACGGTTCTTTTACAGAAACAAGCGTGCAACCCTTGTTTTGAACCTGCAAGATAATATCACGCAAATGCCGCCAACTGCTTACAATGCAATCCATCTGCACCACGGCAATACGTATGCCGGGTTTTTGCCGTGCTACAAATTGTAAAAAAAATGTACCATCTTTTGAAAAAGTTCCATAAAATATAACATTACATCCTGTTTCTTCTAAAATCCTTTTTTGCTCATCCCGGCTTACAAAGGGGCAATCTGCACTTACATACCCTATCATCATAACCATACTCCGCGTGCAGATAATATTTTGGTGTGAAATTTGATAAAATTTCCTTGTTTTTCAAAAAAGTTCCAAACTTTTTCGGCGGCCTTATAACACCGCTTTCATCATATAGAAACAATCCTCCCCCAAAACAGTTCATTTTCGATTGTGTATTAATTTTAATTTTGTAACTGTTGTTTATATTTAAACAGTTTTTCATAACATTACTATTTATGAAAAGAAATATTCATACCGATCCATCAGCGTTTTCCCATACTATACATACAAGAATCAGAAATATTCTTTATTTCTAGTACAGCATTTAGGAATACGCCGATGTCCTCCAGTCTTTATGGTTATGGCAACACTGTCACCAAAAGCGGAAGCTATACACTTTTCCCAGCAGGTTGGGTTTTAGGTCTTGTATCTCTCGGCGGAGCAGACGCTACTTTTGAAGGGAGCAACGTTACAGCTACGCTTAATTTTGCACCCACCCTTATTGGCGCCATTAACCCCTACACCGTTACGGCAGAAGATGGCGCAAACGTTACTGTTGATGTGGGCTCTACCGTGCTGGGCCTGCTTACGGGTTCTACCTTTACAGCAGATGGCGGCACCATTTCCCTTACCGGCGCCAATATTATTACCGCCCTTACCGGCACAACATATAATATAGAAAACGGCGGCACCCTTAATCTGGGCGTTGTGCAGCAATCCGAAATTTCTGCGCTTAGCGGTGCAGGTATTACATTTGGCAGCGGTGGCGGCACGCTGGTGGTCACACCCGCAAGCGGCGTAGAAATTCTAACATTCACCAATATTGATGGTTTTAGCAACGCAGGGGCCACTATCGAAGTTCCCGGTGCTGGCTATGTTACAAACGCCACATATAATGGCACGGACACAACCATTACCACCAACACCGGCATTACCGTTGTTGTGAATGGAGATTACACCCCCGCCACCCAAACGCTTTATCAGGCCACCAGCGGGGGCAACCTTTACCTTAGCGCCACGGCACAAAACAGCACCGGCACAACGGGCGTGCTGGTTTGCTTTTTGCCCGGCAGCATGATCCGCACCCCCACAGGTGATGTAGCGGTAGAAAACCTTGTTGCAGGGCAGGAAGTTCTTACATTTGCAGCAGATGGCCAGCCCGTTGCGCGCCGCATTACATGGGCAGGCAAGGCCCACGCCCGCACCAACCCGGCTGCGGCGGATGATGTTGCAGGCTACCCCGTGCGCGTGCGTGCCAACGCCATTGCAGATGGCGTGCCCGCAGCAGATTTGCTGATTACGCCAGAACATTGCCTGTATCTGCAAGACAGTTTTGTGCCTGCACGCATGCTGGTAAACGGCACATCCATTGTGTACGATACAAGCTTTGCCGGGTATGATTACTACCATATAGAAACCGAAGGCCACGCCGTTATTATGGCCAACGGCATGCTGACAGAAAGCTATCTGGATACAGGCAACCGTGGCAGCTTTACGCAGGCAGGCCCCGTGGCCCGCATTGGTGGTGCAGTAAAAAGCTGGGCGCAGGATGCCGCCGCCAAGCTGCAAACCAGCCGCACATTTGTAGAACCCCTGTTCCGCACTTTGGCAGAACGTGGCAGCACACTTTATGCGCACACGGATGCACACAGCGCAGAAACATCCGCACAGCCCAACCTGCATCTGGTAACCGCGCAGGGCCATAGCGTGCATCCGCTGCGGCATGAAAACGGCATTTACACCTTTATGCTGCCCGCACAGGCCGCAGAAGGCGTGTATCTGGCATCTCGCACGTTCCGCCCGTGTGATGCAGAAGGCCCGTTTGTAGATGACCGGCGCACACTGGGTGTGGCTGTGGGGCGCATTGGCGTTACATTTGCTGGCACGCATCAGCCCGTAACCGCGCATCTTTCCACCGAAGATCTGCAAGGCTGGCACGCGCCAGAACTTTCTGGCCACGCACGCTGGACAAACGGCCACGCCAAGCTGCCACTGCCCACCACGTTGCAGGGGCTTTGCCTGCTGCATGTGCAGGTTTTGGCAACAGGCGCATACACCGTGCCCGCAGATACGGCACAGGTGCAGGCTGCTCTGGCGTAAAAAATCGCACAGTACAGCATACGCTTTGCAAAAAAGGAGCCGGTGCGGGTGCATCGGCTCCTTTTTTCTTGTGTATATTCCTGCGCTTCAGTTCTGCAAAACTTCCTTTTCTGCACGCGATGTTTTGCGCTTTCCGAACTTTCTGGCCTGCTCCGCACGGCGGAATGTGGCCTCCAGCGCGGCAAGCTGCTCCAGCACCAAGGCACATTGCGCCGCAATCTTGCGCTGGGCGGAGCTGCTGGAAATATTGGGGAACAACGCCTCCCCCATTGCGCGGAAGGAAAGATCATCTACCAGCATCATGCGCAAACGCTGGTGTGCACACAGGCCCAGCGCATCGCGCACCGCCGTAATGCGCGCCATGGCTTTGGCCCGCACCATCTGCCAGGATACCGCATCATGCCGCACAGTCTGCCCCTGCGGGGTTGGGGTGGTGTGTTCCAGATAATCAAAATAGCCAAACACATAGTTGCGGCACCATCGCTCTGCGGCATCGGCGGCTTCCTGCGTAATATCCCCTGCCTGTAACAAGCCCTGCACTGTGCGGCGCGGCTTGTTGAGCGCGGCCTGCGCCATAAGGCCAGCGGGGGCGGATGTTGTGTGCTGGGCTGTGGCCTGTGTTTTCATGTGTGTTCCGTGTTTTTAAGGGTGTTTGCAAAATGTGCGTGGGTTAGGGCGTGCGCGTGTGCAGCCCCAGCAGGGTTTTGCAGCCGTGGGCATCACGCCAGATGGTGTTGGCAAAAGGCAGCAGCACAGCCCGCAATTCCGCCGGGGCTGGCCAGCGGGCACCCACGGGGTAACCATTGCGCGCAGGCTGCCGCGCCCATGCCAGACGCGCCTGCGGGCACCACGCCCCGGCAGGAATATCGGCGCATACTTCGTAAATGGCGCGGCACTGCGCTGCGGCATCGGCCGCCCCCGGTGGGTTGGAAACAAGCTGCCCCAGCTTTTTCAGCCACGCCGCCACAATGGGCTGGCTTACGGGCTGCATGGCCAGTTGCACACGCTGCCAGCACGCCTGCACTTGGGCCTCCATATTGGGTGGTACGTCTTGCGCGGTTAACGCCACACCTTCACGCCTTGCGGCAAACAGGGCCTGCATATCGGGTGGCGCGGGCGTGTAGCCTCCGCCGTGGGGAGTGTGCGTTATGGCCCCCGCACCCTGCGCCTGCGCCAAGTGCGTACCATATGCCCGCGCCTGCGGTTCTGTACCCTTTTGGGCCGTGCCGCCTTGCACACTGCCGAGGTATATTTGCGCCCGTTGCGGCACTTACACGCCCTCCACATCCGGCACGCCATCCCACGCGGCCATGCGGCGGGCGTGTTGGCTGGTGGGTTCTTCTGCCGCGGGGCGCATCTGCAACTGGGTGCGCAGGGTAGCATCTATCCACGCCACGGGTTCTGCAGGGTTAAAGCGGGCGCATTCGGCCAGCACGTTCAGCACCACGGCGGCATCATCCCCCGTCAGCTTCAGCCAGCGGCCCAGAATGGCACGGGCGGAACGATCTGGCCTGCCGGTGGCCTTTTTCAAAAATGCCAGACCAGATTTGAATAGATGCGTGCGCGCATCCGTGTCCGGCCCGAACTTGGTGAGGGGATGTTCTGCTTCTGCCTCTGTTTCTGCCTCTGCTTCTTGGAGCATAACCTTGGCTTTGGGTGGGGGTGTTATCCCCTGCCCTGCCTCGGCTGCGGGGGCATCGGGCTTAAGCTGCGGGTTGCCCCCGGTGCGGCCCCACGCGGCCCCGGCATCGGATGCAGCGCGGTCTCGCACCAAGCGGCGAGAATACGGCACACCCTCCGCCGTGGTGGCATACACACCGGCATCTTGCAGCTCTGCCATATAACGGCGCACCTGCTGGGGGCCTACGCCCACCATCTGGGCAATCTGGCGCGGGTGCAGGGGTTTGCCGTTTACGCATAAATGGCCGTAGGGCTCGGCCTCGTGCATCAGGCATAGCAGGCGCATCCACAACCCTTGTGCGGCCAGGCTGCACAACCGCAAGGCCGGATCTCGCTCATGGTCCTGCCACCAGAACTTGGACCACCTGCGCCGCGTGCTGGCGGGTGTGGCTGCGGGCGTTGCGGGGGATGAGGCTGAACGGGGCATTAAGCGGCACCTCCGTTCCACAGTAGCGCCTGCGCCAAAGCGGCTTCATCCTGCTGCCATGTGGTGGGGGTGTGGGCCTGTGTGGGTTGCCAGTGTTCCAGCCCTTTCCAGAGCCCGCGCATGGCAATGGGGTGGCCTGCGGGCAGGGGTTCGGGGTCTCGCACCAGTTCGGCATAGCCTTTGGGCTGGGGTGCGTGGGCGGGGGTTTGGGCTTTCAGGGCATCTTCATACCGCATCAGCACCTGCCGCACGCCCTCCATACACCGGCCCACTTCCCGCCCGATACGCCGGAAGGAATAGCCCTTGCGCCGCAGCCCCACCATGTTGGCCACCACCTGCGCCGATGTGCCGGGCCGCTGCGCCTGCTGGCAGGCCCGCGCGTTCACACCCCCCTGCGGCGGCAGCACCAAAGCGGATGCGGATTCGGCGTGATGTTGTGATGTGTCACACCTTTTTAACGTGTTAGAAACCTTTTCATCCGGCTCTTTCTGCCCGTTAAGGGCTGGGGTGCCACCCTTTGGCGCAACCTGATGCAGTGCGGCGGCATTGGAGGGCATAACCCCACCCCTTTTGGGGGCACGCAACAGGGTAGGAAACTGCAAAACATTATGATTTGAAATGGTGTTTGAAAAAACATGAAACGCAATGGAACCGGGAACAGGCAT